AACGTTTCGCCTTTTTATACCTACTTTCTAAGGTAGTTTTTCTTATCCCCGACATAGTAACTCCTATATGTAATTATCCAAATACACTTATAATCAATACTTTATATTCTAAAAATTGGTTCGTCAACATAAAGAATTCTTTACTAACTCTTTACATAAAACTCTGTTCTCTGTGATTTTGGAAGAGGTAATATCGGTGCAGGATCATAAGGATACATGTAGCACATATAAGCCGCAATCGCAAGAGACATCACCCTGTCATCATGGCATCCATGCTGGGCAGTTTCCTTACCATCTCTATTAATAACAAACGTCTGCAGTTCATCAACTGTTGTCTTAGAGAAAATTTCAATCTGCTTTTCTCTTATTAATCTACGGAGCAAGTCAAGGATTAACTTCCTAGTTTTAATATTTGTATTAAAACCAAGACGTTTCTTCTGTCTCTGCCCACGTTCATCCAAGGCTTTCTCTATATACAGATTCTCATACGTATGTATTGAAGACAGGAACTTTAGTGTCAACAGCCCATGATTGTTATTTTCAACCGCAACTAGGGCCATATTATACCATGTAGCAATTGTAGTGATCACCCAAGCTAAAAGATCTGGATCTATTCTGGCTGACCATGTAGCACACTCTTCATAAGTTTCTGCATCCAAGACCGTAATAACTGAATAGTCTGAGTCACCAGTCTGGCTAAGGATACCCTCTGAGACATCAACACCTATCCTATATTCCCTAGTAATTTGCGGAGGATTGAATACAGAGAGTTCTCCCTGAGAATGTTTCTTCATGAAATACCTCATCTTTTCAGCACCATCCCTATATGTAAAACCATTGACAGGTACTTCAAATTTCTTTGGAGGAGATTCACGTTCTCTCTCATCTGCATCAAACCACATCTGGGTTAATATTACACTATCAAATGCACTACGTCCTGAAGCCACAAAAGCTTCTCTAGCAGTGGTGGGATACTCCTGATGAAATACACTGAGATCACCCTGACATTCTGGAGATACTATCTTGTTCCTACGCCACTTTAAATTTTCAAGACTAATCTTGAACTCTAACACACCATCTGGTGTATCATATGAAACCTCTACACCAAGCAACCCTTTCTCTTCTTCTCCACCAAAAGTTGGATTAGTTCCAAGTGATTTCTTGAAACTATTACCTTTCTTTTCTTCTTTACTTAATTCAATAGAGTATTCCTCAAATACAAACCAAGGAAAGAAGATAGGCTTCAATCCAGAATCATCCTTCTCTGCACGCCACCACTCACGTTCAAAGTAGTTACCTACTCCCTTTGCAGTACTTTCTAACCAGATCTCTGTCCCATATCCCTGCATCACACAATTCATTAAACCAGTTGCATACTCTTTTGCCCTGCCACCCCAACGTGCTACCTCAGAACAGTGAAGCATATCAATACCTGCACCTACAACCTCTGAGCCTTCAACTGTACTCATACCATACCTGGAGTTCAACCCCTTGCCATCAACAGAACCCCAAGTTAATTCCTGTTTCCCGCTATAATGAGACAGGGGCTTGATAAAGGCTGGATAGTTCTGTTCCATAACCTTAGTCATCTGGAACATTTCTGCAGTTGTATTCTTAGAATGTGTACAGATATGGACAAGCTGGTTAAACATTGTTGCAGCACGTTTAAACATTCGTGCCTGCACATAAGTTGAAATACCAAATCTTCTCGCTTTCAAGACAATTATTCTTACATGACCAATTTCCTTCAACTGCTGCTGTGCTACCCCATGCAGTATCCTCTGTACAGGATTCATTTTAAAAGGAACTAGTTTTTTTGTCCCAAGCTCCTGTATCTTTAAACAATATTGAAAATAAGCTGCATGATCCTGAAGCTTATCCATAAGCTCCTGCAGTGCTTCCTTATTTGATCTTGCTGCCTCCATGAGTTTTTACAAATTCGTTATATGGAATAGACCCCTTTTTGGCATTGCACTGTCTACAGCATACGGCAAGATTTTCCAGGTCGGCAATTTCTTCCCTGGTTTTAAGGCTGGAGAGGGGCTGTTTGTGATCTAGCACCCAGTCACCATCAGCTTCTAATCTTTTTCCACATATATAACATGGAGCTGTTGTATGATCCTTCTCTTTTGCCTTGAGCCAGCACATTATATATACAGTTCTATTGTATCCGCCTTTGCGGAACCTTACCTTCCCTGCAGCTTTGTTCTTATGCCAGAGTGCTTTCTCCTTACAATTACGGCAACAGTACTTCTGGATTGAAGAAGCATGGATATGAGGAGTGTATTCCTTACCACAATGTTCACAAATTTTACTGGTAGTATCTTTCGGCACATTATTGTTTATCCAGGATTATACTCATATAACGGGCAATGAGTATTGCATCAGATATGCCATGATCCTTCTTCCTGGTTAGTTTTATGCCAGGATAGAGTTGGCCTACTTTTTGAATTGACGAACCTTTCTCCTTAGGCATGTCTGCAAGCATAACCTTCTTCCAGCTTGGGGGCCGTATCAAGATGTACGGCAAGCCCATGCCCACGCATAAGCCCCTCAGAAATCCGTAACTAGCCATATACCTGCCACTTGATACGATCCCCTGGTTCGGCATCGTCTGTGATTTCTCTATACCTACTGTAAGCTTTGTATAATGTGGTGAATACTTATCTAATATATTACGAAGCTCAGGTTCATTCAACTCACGCTTATTACCCACTTCAATAACAGGCATATCCTCATAGTGGATAACATCAAGATTATCACTCAATACTGCTAATGCCCCGGAAAAACCAGGATCAATTCCTAAGTACATGCATCAATACCATATGTATGTGCCAGCTCATCCTTAATATCCTTCTGCTCTGCTTCAGAGATCTCCCATTTTATGGAACCTTCCAATTCTAGTAACGTCTTTCCTATCTGATCTCCATACCTGGTAATTTTTCCACCCTTCTTTAAATACTCCTCTACTGCTGTCTGGATCTCCTCTCTTTCTGGTGTATCTGCCTTTGTAAATTTAGCCTCTGTCACAGTCCTCTTTCCAAAAACTGGAGTCTTCCAAACAGGATGGAATCTTTTAGAAACATCTTTTTCCTTAGGAATACTTGCAAGCAGCTTCCTCTTTGCATCCCTACGCCTAATCTGGACAACTGTCCAGCAATCCTTACTACAATACTTCTGCTTGATTGATTTGGGTATAATACTTTTACCACATGTCTCACAGTCTATAGGATCTAACTGAAGTAACTTACGTCTTCTTTTTGAAACTTCTATCCTGTGATTCCTGGAACACTTATCTGAACAAAATCGTTGTCTATGTCCTGGCAACTCATTTGAACAAACAGTGCATTTCTTCATTCTTCCTCATCTGGATTTATACCCTCAACCATAGTAAACATTGTACCTATAGTATCTGCTATTTCCAGAAAAAATGTCTCTGGCTTAAGATTCTCTCTTTCTGCAGATGCAATTAGATCTGCATAAGGTATGCCAGTTTTCCAGGATGTAGCTACCGATGCCAGCATAACAGCTAATGTATTCCTTGAATCCATTATCTGTTTCTGATCAAGCCTTATCTCCTTTGTTGATTTTTTCTTCTTTGATTTCTGTGTTGCCATTTTTCTCCTTTACAAATTCACCTTCAATTACATCCTCTATCTGAGGATTCATCTGTATATCAAGTTCCTTGAGAGCGTCCTCAACCCTGAACACATTCTCGTTCCTCTGCTCTATATACTTATACTCATTAGGCATTGCGAGTGCAATCCTCTCACTCCTTATAATATCCATTACTGTCTTAGCCTTTGCTGACAGCAACTCAACCTCTGCCTTCTCGTTAGATAGCAGCACCAGCTCCTTCAACCTGTTCAGTTCATCAAGATGCTGATCAGATATGGTAGCCCTGTAATCTGCATACTTCTTTATCATCTGAGTATGGACATTAGTCAATGCATCTATTCTCTTGGATGCATACTCCCAGTCTCCTTCAGTCACATACTTCTGCAGGGTGCTCCGCCATATACCATACTTCTCAACTATCTGTCCCCTGGTGAGGAGACCAGACTCATAGTCAACCTTAATTGCAGCCTTCATAACAGCACGATGATGTGCCTTCTCAGCCTTGGAACCAGTAGTAACCTTAGTGCTATTCTTATTACCCTGCTTCTTAACCTTAACCCTGCTGCCTATCTTAGCCATGCTAGTTTAAGTCTATTATGTTACACTGATGTATGGGGATGTTATAGAATTCCTCACCACTGGGAACTCGTGTGGTGGGAAGTAATGTGATGTATTCGTTCTTTAGGTTGGTTCCACTTACTACAACAGCCTGACTGCATTCATTATTCAATACCCAGAATATTAACCTGTCAGACTGCCCCAGTAACTTCTTTTTCCTTCCAGGAATTCGTATTGTATCCCAACCAGGCCAATTGCCTGACCAGCATACCTTTATCTCTACCTCGTGATGCTCCTCTACTGTGAGCTTTATGTCAGCCTTGAAGTCCTCACTATCTGGATGCAACTCAAAACCCTGACCCTCAAGCCAACCCCTGACTGCATCCTTACCCTTCTTATCGTATTTTTCGTATTGATCTCTATAAAATACTATAATAACCCCCGGAACCCATCCATGAGTTCCTTGATTGGTATGTTACGTTTGCTATTCGGTAATCCATTATGCAAACGTCCTGCCTTATTAGTAGATTTTATACTATTCCCTTCCATTTCTGATACTAATCTTGTTGTTTCTTCCCGATGAAGCTTGATACGTTCATCATTAAGAAGATCACCCTCACCAGTCCACTGGTTAGGGAACCCCGTTATAAGTAATAAAAATGGTATCCATATTAATAGTATCCAGGGACTCATAATATCCTCCTACTTGTTACGTTGATGTCTGTAGTTTTTCTTATACATCTTATGTACCTTGACCTTGGGGACTATATTCCCGTCTCTATCGTACTTCCTCTGTTGCTTATACTCCTTACCTCTTGTGCTCATGTTTCCTCCATTGATGGTTTGTTTATGTATATTATAAATCATTATGGTAAAAAGTGTCAAGTAATTTTTTGCACTGCTTTTATATAAAAAGGGGTGGGGGTCAAAAAAGATGGGGGGCGTTATATTTATACCATGATGTATAAA